TGTTTTTGTTTTTCTCAATCATTCTGTCAACAAAATCTTTTTCATCTTTCTTTTTATCCTTTGGATTAAATCCTCCGTTTGTTATCGAGTTCTTTTTCAAAAAATCTGTTGTGAACTCTTTTTCTTTAGCCGCTACATTCTTAACTGCCAACTCAAGACTTTCAATTGTCATATCCGGTGCAATTTGAACTAAATCAGCGAATTGCGGACTAATCTTTAACTCTGTTATTAGCTCGTTTTTTCTAGTTTTTAAAGTTGTCAGATTTAACTGTTTTTTAGTTTCGGCAAGTTCTTTTTCAATTTTTTCTTTTTCCAAATTTGCCAATTCTTCAGCAGTTTTACCGTGCTTTTGAAATTCTTCAAGCTGTTTATTGCTATGCCCGAGCTGTGATTTTAAAGAATTAATCTCCTTATCTTTTTCAGCCTGTGCCTTTTTAAAATTCTCAATTTCGGTTTTTAAGTCATCAAGAGTTGGCTCATTGCCACCTGTACCAGTTCCTTCTCCATTTCCTTTGCCTTCTCCAGGCTCATCATAATACAATTCCATTCGTTTAAATTTTCTCATTTTCATTTCTCCTTATTTTTTAGATTATTTGCTGTAACTCATAAATGATTTACAGTATTGATACTCTATAAATTTTTGAGATTTGACATCAAACGACTCATAAATGATCCGTAATCTTTCAACTCTCAAGAATTTTGGTTTATATCTTCAATTTCTTCTTTTGTTTCAGGAAAATAAACGGTAGCCCAACATCTGCATCCTGCTTCTTCCCCTGGAACTATTTCGGCATTATCCCAATTATAGATAACTCCGTCTCTTACTTCGTGCGTTGGTCTAACTCGTTCGTCCCCCATTGTATTCCACTCAAAATATTCACTTTCACTTGCAATTATTTCTTTTAAAAAATCTTTATAGTAATTTCCGAGCATGTTTCTTGCTCTAAATTTTGCATTATTCCTTAATACATCTTTCAAACTATCTTTTTCTTTATTTTCTTCGATATAATTATTTAAATTGTTTTGCCAGCCTTTTATTTCTTTTATCTGTTTTACTGCTATTTCTATGTGCTTTTTAATATCTACATCTTTTGTTTCCTTAAATTTTTTCTCATAAGAAACGCTGTAATTAACAAATATTTTCATCAAGTTTGAATAATCAATGTCTGTTTTTTTGCCACCAAATATCGAAAATGCTGTTCTTCTAAAAAAATTAAACAACTTTTTCTCCGCTTTATGATTCCATTTAAAATCTATCTTAATCATACAAACCACTCAAATCTTGCAAAGTGTCATCTGTCACTTTCTCTATTAATTTTTTAAGCTTATATTCTTCATCAATATCTTTCGCCTTGCTTATTACATCAAGAGCTAATGATAAAGTTGTTAATTTAGAAACCTTTTCGTTTTCCATAAATGTATCAAAATATTTATAGTTATTTTCGGTTAATTCATCTGAACTCCCTGCTAATTCCAATGCGATTTTGTCTAACTCTAGCAAACTTTTTATAAAATCTTCTCTAAAGCTTGCCACTTTCGTTTTAAGTCCATTATTCTTTAATAAATAAGTTTCTTCGCTCACATTTTGAGTCGCTGTATCTACCAAAAGATATTCAGGAAATAAGTTTGATAATCTTTTTTCCAATCTTGCTATATCATTTTGCATTTCGCTGATTAACGGATTTGTCAATTCGATATATTTGAAACTAGCTTCCATTTCTTTTGAATTTTGAGTGTTGATAATTCTTTTCTTTTTATATCTAGCCTCTTCCAAAAGTTGTGCATTTTTTTTAATCTTTTCATTACCAGAATTAACATCTGCAAATTGTTTTACTCCGTTTGCGTGAAGCCAAGGGTCGCCATGTATCCCAAATATTCTCCCAATGTAACTTTCAGTTTCGTTAATTTTATCGATAATATTCAATGCTTCGATTATGTTACTATCATTTTTAAATTTTGAAACAGGGATTTTATTTAAAATAAAAGGTGTTTCAACTGTATCGTCATCTATTTTTTCAATTCTTTTAACAGTTCCGGTGTCAAGTTTTGTATATTCTCTTGAATACTCTCTGCTTTGTTCCTCTCCGTTTTCATCAAAATAAACTTGTTCCCCTTCAACTTTAAATTTCTTAATTTCGCCAAATACTTCCGTATACTCGACAGCATCTACATTATGCAAAATATACCTAATTTGATCGTCAGGAGTTAATATAACTTCAACAAACACTTCTTCATTCAAATACATTTCTTTAGCAATTTTTTTGCTGAAAGTGGTCATTTGATTGATTTCCCAAATTTCTTTTAATTTCTCATTTTCTATTCCTAAATCTTTTAAAGCTGTATTTGACAGAGCCTTTACAATATCTCGAATCGGATTAAATATTTCCGCAGTTCCGTCAAACAGTCCTGGCATATTCTTATTTAAATTTGATTTACTGTATTGTTCCCTATCGTAATAAGTTTTAACCCTTGTTCTTTCTTCTCTAGTCATTAGCCCTCCTTTCTAATATAAATAAGCAATTCCGCCTTCATCTTTTTTCAAGCTATATAAAACGTATCTTATCGCATCCATTACATCGTCATTTTCCTTAACTGGCTCATCATTTTTTCCCCACACATAAGAATAAATTTCATCTTCAAATTTCCCTTTAAACGCTTTTTCTGTAATCTTTAGTGTATTTCTTTTGTACATCGCTCCAACCAAATCAATACCTTCTTTTACATCTTTTTTTGCGTTTTCAGCATTTATTCCAAAATCTAATAACCCTTGTACATATTCAGTTCTAGCACTATCACAAAACACCCTTGAAACTTGATACTTCTTATATTTCTGCAAAATAAGCATTTTCCAGTAATCAAAATACTTATGCTGTTTCGCTATAACTTCAACGATATAGTAATTATCTTCAAAATCCACTCCAATAACTACCAATGTTCCGTAATGCTCAAATCCCCAGTCAACTCCAATGTAATATTCATTTATTTCAATATTTTCTATGTCCTTAATTACATTTTCTTTTTCAGAAAAATCGGCAAATACAACCCCTTCTTGAGCTACCCACAACCCTAAAACATCTCTATCATAAGTTGCTCCACGTGGAGTCGTCTTTTTGATAGAATCCACGTATTCTTTATTAAGAAAAATGTTATCATCTAGTTTGAAATTGCTAACTAAAATATTTAGTCTGCCATTTTCTAATTTATCTCCAGCATTGTCAATATAATCTTTTTTAACAAAGTGAGCAGGATTGTCAGGATTGGTATCAATAAATATCTTTGCCCCTTCCCCTGATGTTCTTGAAAAAGCTTCTGTTATAAAAGTTTGATGTAATGCTGTTGCCTCATTTATATAAGTGCCGTGAGAGGTCATCCCTCTCATCTTCTTCCAGCTGTCTGCCTTTTCTCCACCGAATAAATAAACATTATTTCCAAAAAGTTTGAAACTTCCGTCTTTTTTTGGCTTAAATCGTTTCCCTAACATTGTTTCCCAGTCGTTTAAAACATTTCTCCAAATACTTCCACTCGTTGCTCCAATTATAATAAAATTAAGATTTTGATTAGCTAATGTTGCTATATGTGATAACATCAAAAAATTATTTAAAAATGTTTTTCCGCTTCTTTTTGCTCCTGTTAAAATTGTTATTCTCGGCTGTTCTTTATTAAATATTTCTAGCACTTCATATTGCTTTGGAGTTAAATTATTCATTATTTTCCACCTTTTTAGTTATGTTTCTCAGCAGCTGAATTACTTCTTTTTCTTTTTCTGAATCCTTATCATCATCTTTTTTGATTTTAGCTTTTTCGATTTCTAATTTCTCTCTCGATATTTCCTCTTCAGCAAGCTGTCTATCAATTTCCAACACCTCATAAGCAGTCAGCATTTTTCCAGTTCGCATTAAATCGTTTCCCATTTTCTTTATAGTTATGTAAGCTTTGTCAATGATTTGAAGTCTTTTGGCATCCAGTGTTTCGTCTTTTGAGATTTCCTTAGCCATTCTTATTATTAAATTGCGTTTTGAAATTTCGATATTCTTTAACACATCACCTAAATCAGAATAAACTTTTGAAAGAATGTCATCCATTTGTTCTTCAGTTTTTTCTAACCTAAGTTCCCTTACACTTTTTTCTTTCCTGTAATATGTTGCGTTCGATATCTCATTTTTTCTCATTACCTCTTCTTTCGGAATATCATTTAAAATATCCTTTTTTACTTGAATATCACGTTCATTTGAACGTTCGGCGTTCGTTCGTTTTTTATTGTGAACGTTCGTTTTATTCTTTCTCAAATGTTCGCTCTTCCAACGCCTCACAGTTCCTTCTGGAACACCATATTTATCAGCCAGTTTCTTTAAAGTTCCTTTTGCAGCATTTTCTCCACCAAGTTCTTCCCATTCGTTCAGTAACAATTTTTTAGTCATATTTATTCCCTTAATTGTGGAAAATTATCATATATTAACTCAACGATTTCTTTTTTGCTTACATTCGGAGTTGACACTGCAACTTTAGATCTGTTCTTTAAATATTTTTCCAAGGCTGGTTTTAGATTAACTTTTTTCTTTAAGATTATTTTTATTTCTTTTGCACGAACTCTTTTATCTGTATTTTTCAGCAATCTTATTGTTCCAAATGCTATGAATCTGAAATCAGACTTTATATTTAACCAATCCAATTCCTGTTGTTTTGTAGTGTTCTTGGTTTTAGAAAATGTTAAAATTTCAGCATCTTTGATATTCTTTTCTTTTAATTTACCTTTTCTTTTTCGATAAATATTGAAACAGCATTTTAACTTGACTCCGCTGTATTTAACCGCTGGCAACATATATGATTTATACAGTTCTATATTTTCAAACTTATCTTTCTTATACATATCGCCCGGAAGTACAAATGCTACATAGTCAGAATGCTCCATACTTTTTTTTATAAACTCTGTATGCAAATTTCCACTGCTTCCAAAAGGTGGATTTCCAATTACAAGGCTGTTTTTCATATACGGAATATTCTGTTTAAGATAGTTGCCTTTTATGATATTTTCGCCTTGTGGCTCTATATCATATCCAATCGCACTTTTAGGGAGTCTTCTAAGAAATGCTCCAGCACCTGCACTTGGCTCTATAATCCTTGAGAATTCCTTTATATGCATCACATCTTTTTCCAAAACTTTAATAACTTTTTGCACAACCGAATCAGGAGTATAATATTTGTCATTATGTATCTTCGCCATCCATTACCTCCTTAAATTCAATCTTTTCAGCAATATGATTACAGCAGGGACAAATTAATTTAGTACGTTTGACTTCTGTATCATCTGTATCTTCATCTTCAATTTCTAGTTCTTCCATTTCCTCTTGCAAAATTTCATCAAGTTCAGGCTGTTCAAAACCAAGTACACTTAAATCAAAATCATTTACCTCCAGCTTATTCAACTCATACCGTAGTTTTTCAATATCGAACTCTGTATTCATAGTTAATTTATTGTGAGCAATAGCATAAGCTGTTTTCTGCTCCTCTGTTAAATGATTTAACCTGATTACTTCAACTTCTGTATATCCAAGTTCTTTTAATGCCAAATACCTTCCGTGTCCTTCGATAATTATATTTTTTTCATCAATAGCAATTGGATCATTAAATCCGAATTCTTGAACACTGTTTTTAATCTGTTCAATTTGCCACTCTGGATGTTCTTTTACATTTCCTGAATACTCATTTATTTCGTTGATATTTATTTTTTCAATCTTCATTTTGCCCCCTTTCTTTGATTTTTAGACAAAAAAAGAGCCATTAAATAAATAGACTCCTTTTAAAATCTATCTATCTAATGGCTCATATATCTATAGTCTTGCCTATTCAATTGTAATTTAATGATATAAACTTCTCACTATATATCTTTTTTTATTCAGTTTACCTTTATTGAAAACAATTCGTATTTCACATTCTTTTTTTGTTTTTTTTAAAGCCAAAATGTCATCAAGCAAGTATCTCACTTCTACATCATCTTCAATCAAGATTTCGTACTTTTTGTTCAATTTTACCTCCTAATTATACCTTATTTCCCTATTTTTTTCAATCCCATTTCTTCAAAATATTTTTCTTTCAACTCATCAAAATTCATTTCATTTATTTTATCGAATTTCAAAATTTTTTCTTTAAATTTTTCAAATTCATATTCCAACTTTTTTATTAATTCATTCGTATCTGTTTCTTTATAATCCCATCCGCTATCGCCAGAAAATGATTTTTGTGCTGATAGTTTAAATATTCTGTTTTTATATTCAACATAAATTACAAAATTTTTAAGTATAATCTCGTTTTCAATTCCATAACTAGTTTCAAATTTTCTATTTCCCATAAAGTCTTCAATCAATTCTTTGAATCCTTTATAAATCAGATAATCTAAATTAATTTTTCCCATACTTTTTCTCCTCTTTAATTTTTATTTATCTTTATTATACCACTTTATACTTTAATAGCAAAAAACTTTATAATCCAAATCAATCCGTAAATCACGGATAGATTTACAATCATAGCAATCAAAAATGCTATCAAGTTGCTTATGTTGAATTTAAATGTCTTCATCTTGATTTTAAATTTCATTACTAATCCGTAAATAAAATTTACCAGCACCAAAGTAGTTGTTGCTGTGATTAAAGCGTTTATGATTCTTATTATTATTTCCATTTATTTCTCCCAACTCTATAAATTTTCTCCATAATTATTTATCTTGTCATATTGTTTCCTCATTTTTTCAAGCTCTGATTCACATTCAGATATTTTATTCTCAAGTTCTTTAAGCTCACCTTTATTTTTGCTTTCCAGATATTCTTTTAATTCCTTAAACTTATTATCAAATTGGCATTCTATTTCTTCAATACTCAAATTTCTTGATTGGTAGTTTCCCTTCATTTCAGTTAATGCTATATTCAATTCAATTTTCTTTTTAAAATCAAGTTCAAAAGAAATACAAAAATAGTCTATATAATTTATACTTTCTTTTATTTCAAAGTTTTTGACTGTTTCATCTTTCAATATTTCAGTTAATTCTTTTATCTTTATGCCGTACAATTCAATAAGTTTCATTTTATCCCCTCACTTCTTTTTATACTTGTCTTTATTTAATATTTTTTTAAAGTTGCTCTTTTGTCATTTTTATCCCAAAAATTTCCAAAGAAACCACGTTTTTCCCAGTTTTTTAAATTGAATTGCATCCTATCCTTGTTTTTCATTTCTCCTCCTAATCTTTTTTCTAATAAAAACGACTTTTCACGACTAATCTTTTTTGCCGTAAATACTACGTTTGTTAGCGTTGTTTCAGTCAAAACGACTTTCTGCGACTGAACTTTTCTGAATCCAGTTCAAATTTTGCCATATAGTCAAATTCAAAGTCTTCCTCATATTCAATTTTTCTCAGAAAAAAAATCCTTCCTCCAACTTCATAGTAAAATTCCCATATTTCATCTCCAGTATTCTTATCTTTTTCATATTCTGTTTTAAATGGTTCAAAATTCTCGTAAAGTTCAACCAGCAAATCCGTATCTACATCACCAGGGTCCTCAAGCATGTCTACTTCCTTTAAAAATTCTCTTTCTTTTTCAGTCATATTTCATCCTCCTCGAATGCTCTAAAATGATTTTTGTAAATCTTTTTCAGTTCCTTTATCTGTTCATTATCCAAATAAATACCTCTTACATTGTATTTTCTTTCAAACGTCTGAACTCCCCAACTATGTTTCTGATTGTGATGTAGTCTACACAACGAAATATACCGCCCTTCCTGTCCAGTATCTTTTTTATAAGTTCCGTGAGTGCTTGCGATTGAATCCCAATGTTCCAAGTCTATACTGTTACTTTCTGTATGATATTTTCCACATACGGCACATTTTCTATGTTTCAGCATAGAATAAATATACTTCTCCTCGTTCTGCTGTTTATACAGCATTTGCATTTCTTCCCACATCGCTATATCATTCTGAAGAAAATAATCAAATAGATAATTAGTGAAGGCTATTGCTCCATTATTACTCATCATATCAAGTTTTAGACTGAATGCGCCTGTAAGGGTTAGCAAAAACCTTTGCATTTCTTCCCGGACAAAATCTATTAAATCATTTGTTACAATATTTATCTTCGTCTCCTTTGTATAATTCTTATCCAAAACTTCATTCAGTCTGATTCTTAATTTTTCTTCTATATTTTTAAAAGGCTTGTACCCTTTCAAATTAATTCCACTATGCTTAATATAAAGTTTTTTCAAGTCTTCCTTTGCCTTATACAAAAAATAGTCAGAAATGGCAGGCTTTTGCTTGCTAGTCTGCCAATTTATATCTACACCTTTCAGCTTGTAAGCATAGCAGTCTATAAACCAGTAAATTAATTTTTGGTTTTCCCTGCTCATTCTTTTAGACATTTCTTTTTAGCCTTTCTTTTCTTAATAAATTTAATACCCTTAAATAAATTGGCATTAAGTTTTGCAAACTCAAAATCACGGTTGTTCATTTCTGTATTACATAATATCTTTTCTTTTATCCTTTTGACTTTTTTTTCTTGTTCATCCATCTCAATTCCTCAATTCTGCTTTTTCTATCCAGTTCTGAACATACAGTAAGGCATTTTTCAAATCTTTTCTCTTCACATCACGGTAACTCGCAACTCCAAATCTGTCTTTCAAATCTCTGTATATTGCTGAAAACATTAGTTTTCTTTCTGCATCTACTACGTCAAGCCTTTGAAATACTCTTGTAGATACTGCTTTTTGTAGTTTCCTTTGTTCCGTATGGTCTATTCTTATCTCGTTGTCAACTTTGTTTTCCACGATGTCAATTCTATGCTTAACACTCTTCATTTCATTTGCCTGCAATATGATCATATCTTCTACTGTCATTGGTTTTTGAAGCTGTTCAATTTTTTCAATAAGTCTAAATCTTGTTTCAGCGTTATATCTTGCCCCAAGTTGTAGCACTCCTTTGTAATTCAAAAGAAATGCAGGTTGATTTCTGTTAAAATTATCAATATATGTGGTTGGCTGAAAAATTAGCCGACCTCTCTCTTCCCCTATTTTAGTTATTTCGTCTCTTATGTCAGATAAAATATTTTTATGTTCCTTCCCTGTTATTTCCGCTATATCTAAACTTGTTAGCGTGTTTCTGTTTTCTATATTCATTAATTCATTCATCCTAATATTCCTCCTTGGTTCTCTCGTTCATATTTTTAAGCCATTTATCGTGATGGACTTCTAAAAATTCTTCTTCTGTTGCCCCTACATATTCCACGATATTATACATTAACCCAAATATTATATATTTTTCTTCGTTCTCCACTTCTTTAAGATTAATCAGCGTTTCCTCCAAACTGTCCTCAAACTGAAAATCCTGTGGATAATCGTTTGCAACAAGCGTATTATTAAAATTCAAATAGCTTAGATAAAAATGCAGTAAGTCCGACAGTTCTTCTAAAACTTTCTTTTTGTTAAATTTTTCCGTGCTGTTCTTCCAGTAACTCCATTCATTTTTAAGTTCCTGTGAAATCTCTCCTAATTCTGTAAGATACGCAACTATTATTCTGTTTTTTGTCCTTTCCCTTGCTGTTTCCTTTTTGTCGAACTTCTCATCCAGCATCGCCTGTCTTTTCAGCAATTCCTTTATATCAAATGTTTTTAACGCTTCCATTATTCTTCCAGTTCCCTTCTTATTTTTTCCAAGTTAATTATATTTGTTATCACTATTTCTTCGTTTTCAAAACCAAAATTTGCTTTTATGCCTTCAATAAACATTTCGAGGACTTCGCTTTCCGAATAGTCCCCTTTTTTAATAAAAACCGTGCAATTTCCAGAAGTCGTATCACCAAATCTATCTCCATATTTAAATGATACAAGATATAATATTTTATCCATTATTTAATTTCCCCTTTCTAAAATTTCAATATAAACCTTATCCTTGCCATACCCCTTTATCTTATGCACAGCCAAATCGTCTATAAGTTCGTCATCCTCAATCACAATTCCTTTAAGACTATCTAGAATAGCCTTGTTGTAATTGTCTATATCTCTCTTGGCTCTAGTTTTAAAATAAAGCCATATCTCAACCTTGAGCCGTTTTTTTGTTACCTCGCCTTTGTACTGCTTTTTTAATTCATGCTTGGCTATCTCTTCAAACTCCTTGCCCCTTTTTGATTTGTATCTCCCGTTCGGTTTATTTACCCACAAGGAATTTACAGATGGTGGCATTATGGATAATTCTAACTTTATCAATCCTTTTTTCTCCCTTCTTCCAGCTTAAATTTATAAAGTTCATCAAATGAATACTCCAAAGCCTTCTGCAATTTATTTTCTGGAATCTCCCAGTTAAATTGCTCCACACTTTTTACATTGCCACGATGTCTTTTTATGAATTTAAGCCATTCGTTTTCGTCAGTTGTTTTCAGTTCGTTGTTGTCTATCCTTATACAAATGAGTTTTATTTTCATTTTATCTGTTCCATTCCTCGTTTTGTGAAGAAGTTGTTGTTTCGTTCCAGTTCCTTCAGAAGTTCGTTGTCTTCTTGTTGCAACTCTTTTAATTTCTTTTCAATAACCTTTCTTCTTTTCAAGATTTGTTTATTTCTTTTTACTAGGTCATTTATTTTTACTGTTTTCATTCGTCCTCCTAAAATATTCTAATCTGTTCCGCTATAATCCCTTGTTTTCTTCTGTGTTTCTTGAAAAACAAGTTTCTAAATATCGCTTCCAAAACTGTTACTACTATGCTATTTCCTGCCTGCTTGTATAATTGTGCATCCGAAATTCCCACAGACTTTGCGGCATAATAGTCCATATCTCTGAATCCCATTAATCGCCAACATTCAAGCGGGGTTAATTTTCTTATTCTGCAAGTATTACTATGCAAAATTTTAATTCCTTCTCCCTTGTTCGTTGTAAGAGTTGGGCTTAAATCAGTATTATACACGTTTCCGTTCATGCCTTTTCCACTTGGATTTATATTCACGATAAAGTTATTTTCCTGCCATGAACTCTTTGTTAAGGCTGGAACTATATTTTCTTTTATTCCACCTTTGTTAAATCCGTGTGCTTTTTGCAAGATTTTAGGCTCAAGCCCGCCACCTTGCATCGTGTTAAGACAAGGGCTTATCCCATCAGGACTGTATACTCTTCCTGTTTGCGGATTTCCACCAAAACTTTCTGTATTCTTTAAATTCCCTAGTTGTATTATGTAATTGTCTGTCGCTCTTGCTCCCGCTCTCGTTGTTATGGCGAACGCAGTATTGCAATTTTCAAGTTTTCTAGGATTAAATCTTTCGCCCCTTGTAAATCCGTTTCTGTTTTTCATGTCAGAAAAGCATTTCAGATATTTCTCGGATAAATAATACTTGTCATCTACCTTTTCCTCTAGCAAGTCTTTCATTTTAGATTTCAGTTCAACTGGCTTTGGAAACTCGTAATGAATATTTTCAAGGCTACTTACAACAAATACTCTCTCCCTGTTCTGCGGTATTCCGTAATCTTTAGCATTTAACACTTCCCAGTTTGAATAATATCCCAAACTGTTTAGAAAGCTTAGCCAACGCTCAAAATCTTTTATAAACTTCTTGCCTACTAAGTTCTTAACATTTTCTAGTAGCAAGTACTTTGGCAATGTCCCGTTCTCTTTTGCTTTCAGAAGCAATCTTTCAACTTCCAAAAGTAGTCCACTTCTCGTATCTTTGTTTATTCCTTTTTGATGTCCGGCAATGCTTAAATCCTGGCAAGGAAATGAATACGTGAGCAGGTCGCAGTATGGAAGTTTATTGATTTTGGTTATATCTCCGAAATTTTTAACTTTTCCGTGTATCACTTCATAAGATTTATAAGCGAACTTATCTATTTCGGAAATTCCTATAACTTCATAATCAATTCCGATGTTCCTTAATGCCATCGCCTGACTTCCTACTCCTGCAAAAAGTTCTATGACTTTTATTTTTTTCACTTATCCTCCTAATACAATTCCTCAAAGTCTTTTTTGTATAAATCTTTTCTCCGACTTTCCCAGTTAAAAATATAAGTTTTGCATTTGCTTCGGATTCTGTCTAATAATTTATCACTGCCGTTTATGTTGAAAAAACTTGATAATTGCTTAGCATCTAAATTTGTGTTTATTATCAAAGGCTTGTTATTTTCGTAAATAAAATTAAGAATCATAAACATTTTTTCTTTTCCCCAGTCGCTTAAAAATTCGTTTCCTAGGTCATCAAAAATTATCAATTCCGCTTTCGATAATCTTTCAAACAAAAAATCATCATTTTCATTTTCAAAACTTTTATAGCTTTTTCTGATTTCTTCCAGCAAATCGGATAAAGTTGTCTTGTAGACTAGATATTTTTGATTCAAGACATTCATTATGCAGGTTGTATAATAAGTTTTGCCAGTCCCAGGATTACCGCTCATTAATATCCCAAGCCCTTTTTGTTTGATTGTTTCGAAGTTTTTGCAATATCTTTCAAATGACTTTTTATATTCAATTTCTTCAGGCGTTTTAACTTCTGCATTCTCAAACCTTTTATGCCAATCCTGTTCCGTTAGTTTTGATAAACTCATATATTTGTAGATTTCTTGCTGTTTAAATATACCGGCTGGTACATATTCGGTATTAATTCCAGTCATCGAATCCCTTTGAGTAGTCTGGCTTATAATCATTGTGCTTGTCAAACCCCTTTTTTTCAGCATTTCCTGTATAGTTTCTCTTATTCTCTGTGTTTCCATTGTTATTTCCTCCCTGTTTTTTATCTAGCGGAAAAATATCTTTCCAGCTGTTTATAGTTGATTTATTTAATATTTCTATTGCTAACTGCTCGTTATCTCCTGCCAATCTATAGAGCTTCATCAAAATTAAATCCTCTGCTGGTTTTGATAAAGGCTCTTTTTTGCCAATTCTCATAATTTTAAAATCTGAAAATGCTTTTTGAAATTCCTTACCCCTATATAAATATATATTATTAATTTTATTATTAATACTTGTATTATTCTCCTCAATGTTTTCATTGATAGGGGTATCAATTTTTTCGTTGATAGGCTCTAAATCTTTTTGTTGATAGGTATCAACATTTTCATTGATAGGGGTATCAATTTTTGGGTTTATATAGATACGTCTTTCAATAATTTCTTTAGTACCTTTTTTGTAAATTAAAACAGTCTTTATGTAGCCCTGTTTTTCTAAATTGTTAATCCAAGTTCCAACAGTGTTTTTATGCACTTCATATAATTTAGAAAAATATGAATTTGTTGCATAGCAGTATCCGTCTTTGTTTGTCAAAGATGAAATTTCTGTATATAAAATCTTTTCCATAGGTTTTAAATTCTTATCATACCTTACGTTTGCTGGCAATATGCCAAAATAGTTAGGTTTTTCCATTCTGTTTTCCTTTCCACATATTGCATTTTTTATATTTTTGTGTTAAAATGAATATGCTAAAAAATATATAAATTGATTGTTCAAACACTTCATTTGAAGTGCTTTTTTTGTTATAAAACACCTTTTGAATCACATATTTTTTCAAGCACTTCTTTAAATCGTTCAAACGAAGCCTTTTTAAATTTTATTTTAAACTCAACATTTTTGTTCCCGTTTCCGTTCAATCTCTTAAATTCATTTTTAATTGATTTGACGATTATATCAAATTCATCTTCAGTTACACCTTTATCTTCAATAACTTCTAAAACTTTTAAAGTTACATCATGCACTCTTTTTATATTTTCTCTTGGATTAATGTATAATCGCTTTATTCTTGGATTTGACGGTCTAGGAGTTGTCGGCTTAGGATTCGTACCTCTTGTTTGCATTTCTCTTGCCTCCTTATTTTTCCTTTTTTGATTTCGTGTTATAATATCAACAAAAACAAAGGAGAACTACTATGAACTCTATTGATTTGAAAATATTAAAATATATTTCTGAAAAGAAAAAAGTTAGGTATAACGATTTATTAAAACGATTCAATCATCATTCAAGAGATGTTTTAGATATAAGGATCAATAATATTTTTGAATATGTTTCAAATTATTACGACAATAACATTAATGACGATATTATTGAAATTAATCCTAACGGCATTGCCTTTCTTGAAGATTTTAAAATTGAACGTAAAAATAAATTTATTACTGAACTTAAAATCTTTTCACTTAAAATATTAACTTCTATTTTTGTTCCAATATTAACAAGTATTTTAACAACAATTGTTGTATGGTATCTAATAAATCATTGGAAATGGTTCGCTTTGATTTTTAAAGCTACTAACTAAAGTATCTAGCCAAAATATACAGTGTTATTATTGATGTTGCTGCTGATAAAATTATTTGTAGCAATACCTTTCTCCAATTTATTTTCATCTCACACCTCCTTCCTTTTCTTTTGAATTGTTAATTCGTAGCCCAAATCGTTTAGTATTTCCTCTGTTGTAACAAGATGAGCACCTTTGCCGTTATAGATAGTCTCTGACATAGTTCTAGCTAAAGAACTATAACTTCGATTTGTATTTGTGCAAAACGATTTCAAACTTCTATGCTGTTCCGTTATTAAGTTATCTATTTTTAAATAAATATCCTTTGTATTCATTTCACCACCTCTTTTTTTACTCTAAAAAGAGTAAATGAATTTTAAAAAAATTTTTATATCCAAATTATACTCTTTTTTGTGTAAAAAGTCAATAAAAAAATATATACTCAACAACCTTAGGTTTTCAGTATATATTTTCAAAAACTTTATTTCTTTTTAAAGAATAAATATATCAAATAAAATGGTAATATTGCTATAAAAAATCCTATAATAAATAACCAAATAATAATATTCACAATCAAATTTAACTCCCCCGAATTATTTGTGTTAGAAACAGAAGTTCCTTTTTTAGTTTTTATTTTTTTACTTTTAAACAAACCTTTTACACCAATAGTTGTTTTGTTATAGACTTTATTATAAATCGCTTTTTTAGGATTTTTTAATAACCCAGTACCTTTTTTACCATACTCTGGTATAAGAAATTTTTTTAATTTTCTTTTAGCTTTTCCTGTGGTCATTGCTTTAAAACTTTTCTTTAGCGATGGTTTTCTCAATCCTATTTTCATATTCTCCCCCTAGATGAGTTCACAAGTGCAAAAAATTTCTTTGTTAATATTTTCGATAGATGGTGCTTTTTCTTTGTGAACTGGACAAATATTCCATACTTTTATCTCGAGGTTAGCTTGTTTTAATCCTTCCAAACATATTTGATTTGCAATTTTTGTATTCAAAAAAGCAATAAATATTTCAAATATCTGTTTTTCTATATTTCTTTTAAAATTGAAATATTTTTTATTATAAAAATCATAATACAATTCCAATTTTTCATTTGGGAATTTCTCAAGAAAAAGTTTATATGAACCACGAGGATTACAACGTCTTAATTCAAAACAAAAATTTTTAAATCTTTCAATAAAATTATCATCATTATTTAGGTATTCTTTTAAATTCATATTATCTAAAATTTCTTTTGTTTTTATTTTCTGTTCCTCTGATTCCTTTATTGTTGGTATCGAATTTTCGAACATTTTACTTTTATCCCTTTCATAATATTATTTTTGCCAAATAACTCTGAACTTCAAAAATAGATTCCGATTTTCCAAATTCAAATTCAGCAATTAAATTTGAAGATCCGTATATCTTTAATTCAGAGTCCATATCAAAACTTCCTGCTGTCTCGATTGAAAATCTGCTAATCGCTCTGTATGGAATACTTAAATATTCTTTCTTTTTACCCGTTACTCCTTGAATATCAACTTTTATCACTCTTTTGTCTGTAAATACTATCAAATCTCTTAATCCTTTGTACGAACGCTTAACCTCTTCGTTCTCCAACAAGATTTTTTCAAGCACTTTTTCGGCTTCATCATTTTCAATCATTGTTCCTCTGCTAGAAAATTTATCGCTTACAGCTTGAACTTTTCCAGCTACATTTTGTGCAGTATCTACTGCGTTTTTTACTTTATCAAATAATCCCATTTTTTCACTCTCCTAGAAATAATTTAAAATTTTATATTTGTCATTTTTCTTTGAATTAATTCTGAAACGATTCCAACACAATAAACTTCTTCATATTCTCTTACTTCCATTTCTGGATAAACATCCTCATTAAATGAATAAAGATACATTTTTCCAGCTTTAAAAATCACCTTTTTTGCAAATCTTCTATTGTCAATATTTACAACCACTACTTGTCTATTAAGGCTTTTCCATCCCTCTGGAGTTGTGGGGCATAAATTTGGATTCACAATTACCTTATCTCCATCAAAAAGTATTGGCTCCATACTATCTCCGTGTATTTCTAAAATAAAAGAGCCGTTAGGCATTTTAAAATCACTTGGCAGTATAAATTCTTCTTCTGTAAAATGTTCCATATCAATTTCTCCGCTTCCTGCTGATGCAACTCCATATACGTTAAATTTGAAAATTTTAGGTTTTTCGTACGTATTTGAAACATTAATTTGCTCTGGTAAAATTGAAGATAAATAACTTTTTTCTAATTCTTTTTTGTTGTCAGGAAAACTTTTAATCAATTTCTCATATAATTTTTTACTCACTTTCCTTCTACCTTTTTCAACTTCATTTAAATAACTAGTCGAAATTTCTAACCTTTTTGCCATTTCCTCAAAAGTAAATTTTTCCCCTTTTCGCAAATTAGTTATTAATTCATTAATTTTCATAACGTTCCACACCTTTTTTTATATAATTATACACTACTTTTGAAAAAAAATCAAAAAAGTGTTGACTTTTTACACAAAAAAGAGTATAATATTTTTGTAAACAAAAAAATTTTAAAAACTATTTACTCTAAAAAGAGTAAAAATTAGAAACAAAACCTTATAAAAGGAGATGATAAAAAATGACAGCTTTAGAAAAAGAAGTAAGAGGCATAATATTCGATTTAATTGATAGCGAAGAACTAAAGATAAATGACAACGATGAAATCGAATACACTCAAGAATGGCTAAACAACTGGCTTATGAGCTGGATATTGGACGGCTACACAACCAAGGAAGTAATGAAAATTCGCGAATATTTTGAGAATTTTTATTACGAAGATGAAAGAGAAGTTTGTGATACAGTCTATTACGAAGACTATAAAGGCGGAATGGACTGGTACGAAGAAAACGAAAGAATTGAAACATTTATTGTTGAAACTAAAAAGGTGGGATAATATTTAAAATTAAAAAATTAGGAGGAAGAAAAAATGAAATTTGAAGTATTAGAAATTGTAAACGAAAACAACAAAAAGGTTTTAAAGGAAAAGGAAGCTAAGAAATTGAAAAATAGAATCAAAAGGCTGTTTAACAAAAAACAGCCAAAGCCACTGCTCTTTAATCCGAACTGGAAATAAATTGATATTTTACCAAGCCCATAAGCGATTGTGGGTTTGGATAAGATATTAATTATCTTAAATAAATTTCGGGAGGAAAAATTATGAAAATAATAAAGAAAATTTTAAAAACAATAAAAGAACGAAACACGCTTTTTGATTTTTATTGGAAATTTATAGCTTCGTTCCTTATTACTTATTTGTTGTATCTTCTTTTTTCTTTATTAAATAAATAGAAAAAACTAACTCAACAACAAACCAAGCAACTGATAAAATATCATAAAAATTGTTAATTTAATCGTGCTATCTATTAACCTCTGCATACCGTACACATAGTACACTGCTTGAAGTATGGAGAAAAAACTGGCGAATTCCTTTCTTAATTTTATTAATTTTATGTTTCTTAGATAGATAGCACAATTAAGTTAATACAAAAAATTTTTAGTTAGGAGGAATATGGATAACAAGAATAAATATGTCAAGAAAATAAAATGCGAGTTATTTAACGATAACTTTCAGAACTACAAAAAGTACCACATACCTAAAAAGGCACAGCTTGTAATTGCAGATATTCCATATAATTTGGGAAATAATGCCTTCGCAAGCAGTCCAGAATGGTATGTGGACGGAGACAACAAAAAAGGTGAAAGCAAAAAGGCGGGATCGAGTTTTTTTAAGACCGACATAAACTTCAATCTCGCTGAATACATGCATTTCTGCTCAAAGCTACTGATAAAAGAGCCGAAAGAAAAAGGGAAAGCTCCAGCAATGATAATATTCTGTGCATTCCAGCAAATCGACACGCTTGTGAAGTACGCCAAAAAGCACGGATTTAACAACTATTATCCGCTGGTGTTCATAAAACATGGCAGTTCACAAGTGCTAAAGGCTAATATGAAAATAGTTGGAGCAACAGAATACGCCTTAGTATTTTACAGGGATAAATTACCAAAATTCAACAACAACGGCAAAATGATTAAGAACTGGTTTGAATGGAAGCCTGATTCAAAATCGGAATATCCGAAAGTGCATCCGACACAAAAGCCAGTAAACTTATTAAAAACATTAATAAGAATATTTACAGATCCTGGAGACACTGTAATTGACCCAGTCGCTGGAAGCGGAAGTACATTAAGAGCGGCAAAAGAACTAAACAGAAATAGTTATGGATTTGAAGTGGAAAAAGAGTTTTACAAGAAAGCGACCGCTGAAATGCTAAAGGAAGATGAAGTAAAACAATTAAATTTATTTTAGGAGAGTGATTAAATTGAGCATAAGAGAACAGCTGGAAAAAGAAATGGATAAACAAGAAATCAAGGAATTGGAGGAAGAAAATGCTGACAGTAAAGAATGCGATAAAATGGATGATTTTGATACCGACATCAATTTGGATCCAGATTGAAGTTGTCCAAACCAAAGGGCATTGGATTGCTGGCGGTAATATAGCTTTTCCGTTTTTAATGGCTATGTTGCTTTGGTATGTGCCAACTAGATTTAAAGAGTTTAAAGGGCTTTAAATAGGGGGTAATTTTAGAGAACGGGAGGATATGATTTGGGAGTACTCAAAAAAGCAAAAAAGAAAAAATTAAGAAACGAAATTTTAGAAAAGGCTGTTGCCATGAGAGAGATTTCGGCAGATGAAAACAGGAAATCAAAAATAATGATCATGATGTCTTTATCAAACTTATGCAAAAGCTACAGGAACTATTTCAAGATTCCAAAGATAACTGATAAAAATCTTGAAAACGGCGACACTAAAATAAAAAAGATAACGGAGGAACAGACGCTTTGGTGTACTTTTGAACTCGAAGACGTTATACAAAGAAGTTTTAGGGCTTTAACTAGGTTAATCAATGAATTCGGATACGAAGATTTAAATAATCCTGAACAAACTGTTATAAAGGATTTCAAGAACGAATTTATTATTGTCAGTTTCAGGAAGGTATACGAGCAGGAGCTCATAGAAACGAAAAACAAATTCAAAAAATACTCAAGAACCAAATACAATACAACTGAAATTGCCTTGAATCAGATGTTTATAATCTTTGCTTATTACAAAATCTTTAAAAGAGAAGTCAAGCAAAGGGAGTTCAGCAAGAAGACTGGAATGTACTTAAAAACATTGATTACAAAAACAGATAAGAAATTCAAGGAAATTGAAGAAGTTATCAAGGAAAGTGAAAGAGAAGACTTTGAAAAGGATATGCTGGAACTTCTGAAATCAGAAGAAGCAGGACTTAAAATAAACTGGATAGGATATAACAGAAAGCAGGCGTTAAAGTTAAAGAAATGTGAAGGGCTGTAAAAGGGGAGAAATATTTTAAAGGAGAAAAAACAATGTTTACAGATGATTATATAAAAAAGCAAAATACAAGTCTTGATTTTTTCAAGAATGCTGCTAAAAATTTACAGGAACTCAACAAAGAATTAAAAGAGGATAACGACAAATACGATGAACAGCAAATGGACGAGATGTATAAGTATTATGAAAACGGAGGTATGATAAATGAATATTAAAGATTTGAAAACTTTTGAAGATAGATACAATTATGATGTAAAAAAATTAGGAATGGTTGAAAAAAAGGGGAAATTTGATTATTTAAGCTGGGCTTATGCCCAGAAATTAGCAAAAATTTTTGATGAAAAATGTACATGGAGAATAATAAAAAATGATAACGGAAGTTTTATTCATAATGGATTTTTGCTATTAGAGATGACTTTTTTAGGACAGACAGAGCAACATTTTTTCCCGATAATAGACCATTACAATAAACCTATACAAAATCCTAATCCTTACCAAATAAACACTTCTCAAATGAGAGGATTTGCGAAACTTTTTGCGATGGTATCAGGGTTTGGTCTATCATTGTATGTCGGAGAGGATCTAGCTTATTTGGACGATGAAAAAACAACCCAAAACAACAAGCAAAACCTAAAAAAAACTTTGACAAAAGAAGAAAAGAAAGCACGGTTTATAAAATATATAAATGAACATTATACAGATTTTAAAACGAAAGTAGATGAATGCAAATCAGAAAATTCAGCAAAAAGTCTTGATGAAGTTTCTTATGAAAAACTCGAAGAGTTGGCGACATTTATTAAAGATAACATCGAACAAAAGAAGGGAGCATAAATTATGAACGTAGCAATATTAATGGGAAGACTAACACGAGATCCTGAGCTAAAATATACATCAAATGGAAAGGCATACACAACTTTTACATTAGCTGTACAGAAAACAAAAGATGAAGCTGAGTTTATCGACTGTGTGGCTTGGGAAAAGACGGCTGAGAATATAGCTGAATATTTTGGGAAAGGCAACAGAATATTAATACAAGGGCGTTTGAATGTAAGCAATTATGAGCAGAACGGAGAAAAAAGGAAATTTACGAGAGTTCAAGCATTTAACTTTGAATTTATTGATAGCAAAAATAGCGGAAATAGTCAAAGTGATAACAGAAATAATTATGAGGACGATGAGGACGAGGTGTTTCCTTTTGATTAGGGGGGTAATTGTGGAAATTTGGAAAGATGTAAAAGGATATGAGGAAAAATATCAAATAAGTAATTTAGGGCGTGTGAAAAGTTTGAAAAGAAATATCAAACCAACAGCTCCTTATCAAAAATCTAAAACTTGTAAGGAAAGAATATTGAAAGATTGTGTTGGTTCACACGGATATAAACACGTAAGTCTTGAAGGCAAGAAACATTGTATACATAGATTAGTGGCAACAGCATTTACAGAAAATAAAGAAAACTACAATTGTATTAATCATAAAGATGGAAATAAACTAAATAATTCTATCGACAATTTGGAATGGTGCAGCTACAAACGAAATGCTGACCATATGTTTAACACAGGATTGAGAGAAGACAACATAAGAATAAAAGCTATATTTAATGAAGATGATACTGTAATGATTTTTAGAAGCAAAGCAAAAGCGAGAAAATATTTAAAACTTTCTGAAAAAGCATTAAACAAAGGCATTGATAATGGCGAGATTAAAGGAATACAAATAAAAGTTATTGATAATAAAGACAGGAGTAATTTAAATGACTATACAAGACAAAGAAAAACTTGATGAAATATTCAGATTAAGAAAAGAAAAAGAGAAAAAGTCAAGATTTAAAAATTCCAATATGAAACCCAATCATATCCAAATATATTTCGGAGAAAAGAAAGAAAATAGCTACGATGTGGAAGAACTGACATTTGAAAATGAAAACGATGTTTTTCTTATATTAGAAACAGTAAATGCTATTTTATTGAAAGACGAAAAGGAATTGAATGAGATTAAAGAAAAAATAAGAAAAATAAAGATTGAATTTGAATAAGAGGATTAAAATGAGTAGAGAAATAAAATTTAGAGCATATCATAAAGAAAGAAAAGAAATATTTGAAATCGCAAGCATAGATTTCGAAGAAAAGAAAGTGACTTTATCGAATGGAATAATAAAACTTTTAAACGTAGATTTCAAACAATTTGAGTTATCGCAATACACAGGACTTAGAGATAAAAACGGAAAAGAAATTTATGAGGGGGATATTATAAAATATAAATTCCCTTACGACATAAGACTCAAACATATAAGTCCTGTAAAATTCCTCGAAACTGAAGCAAGTTTTGGGATAAAAGATAGATACGGGAACGAAATCCCATTATATACAATATCGGCTAACAATTACTTTGAAGTTATTGGAAATATTTACAAAAACAAAAACTTGTTGGAGGAAAGCAGATGAGCAAATACAAGGTAGGATTTTATGCAAACAGCAATGCGAATGCTTTCTGTACAAATGCCAAAGTCATAGATTTAGTCGATGATTACGGTTATACAGAGAAAGAAGCGGAAGAAATAATAAATGATGAAGAAAAGTTAGAAAAAGAATTTGATGTTTGGTTATGGGATACTATAGAAACAGGCTTTCAAGTTCTCAAAACAGAAGAGGAAGTTGAGGATTGGGAAAGGATGGATCAATGATAAAACATGCCGAAATTTACAAAATAAAAATTGAAAATGAAATAAGATATGTAGCAAAAGTTTTTGTTGACAGAGAAGAAACACAAGAAGAAAGTTTTAGCAGTCCAACTTTTGAAGAGACTGCTAAACACGTTTTAAAGGAATGTGTCATATCGAATTATTTTGATATGACGGAAATGGAGGAATAGCAATGAAAAACAAAGAGGAAATATTAAAACTATTATACAAAATCAAAGCAGAACAGGATAAAAGGAGAGCATAAATGAAAGCCATTATATATGCTAGGGTTAGTACAGAAATGCAGGAAGAGGGGCGTTCGCTTGAATTTCAGATAAGAAAATGCGAAGATTTTTGTAAAATGAGCGGTTACAAATTAAAAGAAGTTATACAGGATGTGGAAAGCGGAGGTAATGATAATCGTGAGGGCTTTCTTAAATTACAGCAGGAAATCAAAAAGAAGTCTTTTGATGTGCTTGTAGTTTATGAAAGTTCTCGTATCTCCCGTATAACCCTGACTATGTTAAACTTCGTTTTAGAGTTACAAAAAAGCAACATAAAGTTTGTATCTATTTCACAATCTGAAATAAATACAACAACCCCCACTGGTATGTTATTCTTCCAAATATTCGCTGTATTAGCAGACTACGAAAGAAAACAAATATCAATGAGGGTAAAGTCGAATAAATGGGCTAGAGCCAAAGCTGGAATATGGCAAGGCGGAAATATTCCAATTGGCTATAAAAAAGACGAGCATAATAATATTGTAATAGACCCTGAAACATCAGAAGATGTAATAAATATTTTCAATACATATTTAAATACTAAAAGTATTTCTGAAACAGCAAGTATATTTAATAGAAATATTTCATCTATTAAATGGATTTTGCAAAATGAATTCTACATTGGTAATCTTATGTACGGAAGAAAAGAAAATAATATTAATACTGGAGAAGTTAAGATAAACAAAGAAATAACAATATTTAAAGGAAATCACCAAGCATTAATAAGTGAAGATTTATTCAGAGAAGTGCAACGGCAAATGTTATTCAAGCAACGTGTAATACGTAAAGAGGGCAAATTTTTATTCACAGGCATACTAGAATGTATCTGTGGTGGAAAAATGTTTAAAAATGGCGTTAATTACAGATGTGATAAATGTAAAAAGGCAATATCTATGAATAAAGCCGAAAAGTTTATAATACATAAATTATTAAATTTAAAAGAATTAGAGTTTTTAAACGAAAAGCCTAACTTAGAAAAGTATAAAAAAGATAGAGAAAATATAGACAAGCAAATTAAAAAAATAGATAGAGAAAGAACTAAGTATTTAGAATTATTTACTAAAGAATTGATAAATGAATTTGAATTAAATGATAAACTTGAGGAACTGAAAAATAGAAAACGAGTATTTGAAGATTCCTTGAATGATACTGATAGAATAATAAAAGATAAAACAATAAGCGAAGAAAAATTGGACAATATAAAAATCTTAAAAGAAGTGTTGGAAAATATGGATGAAACAGATAGATATAATTTGTTTTTGATGTTCAGAATGCTAATAAAAAGGGTGAAAATAAAAAAATATCAACCTTTAGAAGTGCTGATATTACTGAACTAATCCACCATTTTGTGTGGGCTTTTATGGTGCGAAAGGTGGGACTCGAACCCACATGTCGAAGACGCTAGATCCTAAGTCTAGTGCGTATACCAATTTCGCCACTCTCGCAAATCTATTATTTAATTATTATAGTGGTGAGCCATACTGGGATCGAACCAGTGACACCTTGATTAAAAGTCAAGTGCTCTACCGACTGAGCTAATGGCTCGCAGTTATGGGGTGACCGACGGGACTTGAACCCGCGACAACCAGTGCCACAAACTGGCGCTCTACCAACTGAACTACGGTCACCATAATATTTATAACCAAATTGTTCTTATAAATAAAATGGAGCGGGAGACGAGGGTCGAACTCGCGACATTCAGCTTGGAAGGCTGACGCTCTACCAACTGAGCTACTCCCGCAAATTTATAGATGGTCGGTGTAGTAGGATTTGAACCTACGACCCCCTGCTCCCAAGGCAGGTGCGCTACCGAGCTGCGCTATACACCGTTCCAAAGAATAATTCTTATTTCCATTCTCGGACAAGAAATATAATACCATAATTTAAAATAAATGTCAACTACTTTTTTTTAGATTTTTGATAATTTCTTTTTAGGATGTATTGTATAATCAAGTGCAATATTTAAAAATACCTTGAAAATCCTTTTTTTGATTATATTTTTATTTTTTGTTTGTGAACATTTTATGAAAAAACTCTCAATTTAATGAGAGCTTTATCTGTATTCTATTCATGATTTACTGGTTTTTCTAGCTTTCTTTCCCATTCGCTAACTTCTTCAGAGAAATAATCTAAAAATTTATCAACTTTTCTACCTTTGATATCAATATTTAATATTTTATCATCTTGCCTTATTGTCCTTAATACACTTAAATCTTCACGTGATTTTGTTCCACCTATAATTGTATGTTTTCCATTTAAGCTGCTCATTGCCTGCATTGTTATAAAAAATTGACTACTATTTGTATTTGGTCCAGAATTTGCAAAAGCAAGCATACCTTCATTATCAAAGTTTAACCAGTCAGAAATTTCATCATTTAGAAAATATCCAGCTGTTCCAGTGCCGTTTCCAAGAGGGTCTCCACCCTGCACTAGTCCATTAGGAATAACTCTATGAAAAGTTAGTCCGTTGTAAAAATTATTTTTTGCAAGAAATACAAAATTTGCAACATTTTTAGGAGCTGCTTCAGGATATAAGTATACAGAAATATTTCCTTTTGTCGTTTCTATTACTGCTTCAAGTTGAAAATCTTTCATTATTTTCTCAAATTTTTTATCTCCTATTCTTTTTTTTGCCTTATTTGATTTTGCATTTACAATATTAACCATTAAAAGCATTAAAACACTAACCAATATCACTATTTTCTTCATTATTTTACCTCTTTTTTTATTTTTTAAATTAGGCACTTAGTATAGCCTTTTTATATGCTCTATCATTTCTTCAATTTCCATTTTACCATTGAAATCAAATTCCAGAATTCTGAAATCTATGTCCTCAATTTCCAAATTATATTTTAGAAGCTCCTTTTCCTCCATAATATTATCATAAATTACAAGAACAGAAAACTGATTTCCAAATCCATCAACTAATTCTAATGTATTAATTACTCTATTTTTTTTCATATTAAGAGAATTTCTTATTGCTTCATTCGCTGTCTTTTTACTTCTGACTTCCTTATAAAGTTCAGAAATTATTGCAGGCAGCTTTATTGCAAATAATATTTTTAATTCTTCTCTTTTCCTAAATTTTACTATTGCCATTTTTAAAATCCTTATTTTTTATTTTTATAAATTTATCCTTGAATCGCTTTTGTCAATGGCGGAATAATTTGTTTCTTTCTTGAAACTACACCTTTCAAAGTTACTAAGTTACTATCAACTTTTTCTCCAAACGCTTTTTCGATAATATCATTTCCATCTCCTGAAACCAGAGCCACAGAATCATTTGATAAAATATTTGTGATTGCAAACATAAAGAATTTTAATCCTTCTTTTGCAATGATATTATCAATTTCAGCAAGTAATTTTTCTTTTCTTTCCAAAACTTCTGATTCATTTACAGTATTAACTTGTGCAACAC